TGCTGAACCATTAAAGAATGCATTACCGGTTAGATCACCACCAAGAGTAATGTTTCTAGCTGTAGTTAATGTATTAGCGGTATTCGCAATTGTTGCGCTAGAAGCCCTACCTGATATATTACCGGTAAAGGTTGCTGCTGTAATAGTGTTAGCAGAGAAGTTACCTGAGCCATCTCTCTTTACTAAGTTACCAGCTGTATTATTGGCAGTAGCCCCATCAACGATATCTGTGTAGTACTTACCACCAACCTTATGAATCGAAGGAGATGCATTAGCATTAACCGATTCAATATAAAGTATAGCACCGGCACCGTCGGAGGATGCATCTTGGGAATAAGCTAATTCTGCTTCTGCAAGATCGCTTACCGTTGGAGCGGCAATATTAGCCGTTCGTTTTATCTGAATAATTGTTCCGGTAGCCATGCTATCCTCTTATTGTTATTTTAATAGCGCCCGCCATCGACAGAAACAACTGCTGATGTAACTGCCTGGGCTACCCATTTATTTGTATCGGAATCATAAACTAAAGTAAACCCATCTTGTACAGAAGAGGTATTAACATCACCAAGAGATGTTAATGTACCTCCGGTGGATTTTCTAACAATTAAACTCGATGGTGACGTACCACCCTGGTTCATCGCAATGGTAGAAGAGTTAACAGGAGAACCAATAGATACAGAACTAACGGTCGCCGCCGGTTGAATGACGATCGACTGATTGGTAGACGGTCTTATTGTTACTGCCATTATTTAGTCGCCTCTGGATACACTGTTATAATACCCTCAACCACCCTCTCAACTGTCAATGTATTGGAGTTAACCAATTCGAGGTCATACACATAGCGACCGGCTTTAACGTTAGCCGTTTGCGCTGCGGTCAGGTTAAGGGTGATTTCCCCGTTAGCAGGGTTAGTAATTGCTACAGTAAATGCAGTATTTGAAGAAGTATAGTACGACCGTCTCATTTGAGAGCGACCAACATAGCCGGTTAGATTTCTGGCCGAACCCGTATCATCGTTAACTGCAATAGAAACCGTATACGTAGTTCCCTGATCTATAGTAAGATTGGATACACTTGCCATTTTTTCCCTCAATATTTATCGTATATTTATAAAAAAAGGCCCCTAAGGGCCTTTGGTACTGATAAAGAAGTTAATTAAGCATCATTAACTACTAGTACCCAATCCCAGGCAATAAAGTCAAATTTGTAATTACCCTCTGGGCGTACGGGTGTATCTTTCCAGTTGCCATCCGCACCGCACCAGAATGTCAAAATCCCTGCATTAACTTTAACCTGGTCTATCTCAGGCCTTGCAATTGGGGGAACCATTGAACAAGTTGCCTCATTCAACGTCCATGCCGACCAGTTAGATGCTTGGTCTCGGGTGTTGAATGCTGTAATAACAGCTAGCTGGGCAGTGGTTTTCTCTTCAGCTGTCATGTCACGAAGATTCCACGTGTCTTTCCAAACCCCGTCTACCTTAGCATAAACAGGATCATTAGATTCTAAAATTTGGTATACGCCTGGTACAGGTTGTGCAACCCGGATAAATGGTTCCCAGTGCTCTGGAATTTCACCAAATGCTTGAATAATATTATCCTCAAATGCAGGATGGTTTTTAGTTTGATTATTTTCTGTTTCGATATAAAGATTCATGTTTTTTTCCTAAAGATTAAGATCTACCAGCACATGTTGAAGGGAATGATCGAGCACAGCCTGGCCATATAATACGTACAGCACCGATTGCTCCGGCAGCATTAGCATTGCCTCCAGCACCCCCACCGTATACGCCTGGCGTAGAAGCAGAACCGGATGAACCACATGATCCACCAGTACCTGGGCCAGCAGGATTTGATCCCGTTGCTCCTCCAGAACCGTTACAGCCTTGACCGTATATACCAACACCGCCGCCTCCTCCGCCTCTACCACTTGTACCGTTTACATTGGAACGACCGCCGCCTCCACCGCCGCCGCCTGCTCCAGCATAACCTATACCAGAACATGATGAACATTTAGAGCCTCCATTACCACCAGAGCCGGCATACCCTCCGGCGCCTCCAGCACCGGAGGCTCTTGAAAATGAGTCGCCGCCTCCGCTCAAACGGCCACCGCTTCCTCCGTTACCGCCACCAGTTCCGGTGTATGTTCCCCCAACGCCGCCGCAATAATAAGCTGATGGAATTCCACCGCCTCCACCTTTTACAACAGATGTAGAACAGAAGTATGAATCTCCACCAATAGTAGCGGCAGCTCCTGCACCCACAACAACATTGTAACTAGTTCCAGGGGTGACAGTTCTATTGTTTATATAACCGAGACCGCCGCCTCCGCCTCCTGCGCCGCCCCACAAGCCACAACATACATAAGAAGCGGTTTTTGACCCGCCTCCTGAGCCAACAGCAACCACGGAAACTTTGGAAACACCAGCTGGGGCAACCCAGGAATAAGTACCTGCAGTCGTATACTCAACATCACCGTATGCACTATAGGACGCAGATACGCATGTAGAAGGGAATGAACGAGTTGTTCCAGGCCAAATAATACGGATGGCTCCTGAGCCACCTCGTCCATCACTAGAACCGCCACCGCCTCCGCCGCCATACCTGCCACCACCTGCGTTGCCAGATGGACCAGAACAGCTGTCAGTACTGCCTTGCTGCCCGCCAGAACCGCCAAAGCCGCCATTAGTAGCCTGGTTACCCCCAGTTCCGGCTGCCCCGCTGCAACCTTGGCCAAGAATACCTACACCGCCTCCGCCAGAGCGACCATTGTAAAAGGCACCAGCACCTCCACCACCGCCGCCATTGCCGCTTGCTCCATTCCCAGCGCTATCGCCACTAGCACCTCCACCACCTGTGCCAGCATAACCACCAGCACCTCCACCGCCGCCATAATAAGCGCCAACGCAAGGTGTAGTGTCGCCACCTTTACCACCATTACCACCGCCATCACCTGTGCCACCAGAACCTCCGACGCCACCGCGCTTTGTATTTGGGGAGGGGGATCCACCTTTTTTACCTGAGGTGGCTACTAAAGTTGTTGTATTAAATGTTGAATTCCCACCATCTGAACCTGAACCACCATAGTTTTGGGTACCTGCATTACCAACCACAACGCAATACGAAGTACCAGGTGTAACCGTTATATTATTTTTATATCTTAACTCACCGCCCCCTCCTCCGGTAGTGTAGCCGCCACCTCCGCCGCCTGCAACAGCAACAGCAGTAATAGACGTAACCCCGGCTGGGGCAATCCAGGAATATGAACCAGGAACAGTAAATTGTCGCGCGCCACTTGGTGCAACTGCAGTAACACTATTGGATGCCTCGCTGGCTGGACCTGTACCAATTGAGTTAGTAGCTGTAACTGTAAATGTATATGAAGTACCCCCTGTCAACCCGCTCACTGTGATTGTACCTGAACCGGCTTGATTCAGTACGCCTGTAATACCACCCGGGGATGAAGTCGCCGTGTAGGAAGTAATCGTTGCGCCTCCATTATTTGCAGGTGCGGTAAACGGAACAGATGCTGTAATAGTAGATACTGTTGCTGTACCAATAGTTGGTGCACCTGGTCTGGCGGTATAAGTTCCGCCAGCAATCATTGATAGTATACCTGACATATTAAGTTAATCCTGTTCCAGTAATAATCCAAGAAGTAGAAGTTATTTTAAGAGCATTTGCAATGCCATACTGTGCAAGCGATCTATTTCCTGTAGTACCTAAACCACCAAGATACATAGTATCTGAGGTTATCGCAATTGTTACAACCTGAGATGTCATATTACAAAATGCTATTACAGTACCAATAGGGTATGCAACTGATGCATTTGCCGCAATCGTAAACGTTCTTGCATTAGCATCTGATGCTGGGTGAAAGATAACTTTCCCAGCATCTGCTAAAACTGTAGTGTAAGCAGCCGATTGGCTGTTCTGTGGTACGTTCAAAAAACCTACCGCATTCGTACCATCAACAGTGGTACTAGTACCCATTGTTATTGATGTTAAGTTTCTTGAATCATCAATGACGGTAGTTCCGCCTACTTTAATTGCCATCTTCGTTCCTTATTATTTTTAAACTCGGCTTTGTTATTTATAATATACTACCAGACACTACTGCTACTGTAGATGTAATAAAAACTATAGTAGCAATACCACGCGTGGTGAGGTCAAAGGTATTAACGTCAGTATCAAACCCACTCTTATATACTGTTGTAATTGCTTGAACATTACAAGTAATTGTATTTGATGTATTGTTAAATACTGAGAATGCATCGCCAGCGGCAAAAACACTTGCTGTAAGAGAAATATTTCCACCTGTACCTAAAATTATAATTTTTCCAGCATCTGATACTACAGGATTATACGTAGTGGTTTTTGTACTTGAAGCCGGTATATTTTTGTATCCGACTGGGTTCGTACCATCTGCTGTACAAGAAATAAGGTTACCAGAAGCTGGAACACCTAACGCCGATGTTACTAGAGTAGCACTTGTTATAGTGGGTGTAGCTAGGGTAACGTTACTTAAAGTGCCAGAAGCGTTTGTTAGATTAATGTATGAAGGGGTACCAACGTTAGAGCTATTTAAGGTAGCGCTATTTATTACAGGGCTGCTTAAGGTTTTATTAGATAAAATTTGTACACCGTCTAACGTAACAGCTGTACCACCATTACCTCCTACCGTTGCAAATACATCCCAAGTATTACCTGTATACACCAATTGTACACTTACACCATTAATATCTAATATTAGATCTTCTGCAATGTTTTCAATAGTTGAGCCATTTCGTGCAACAGTCAATGAGTTAGCACCGAAGTCACCATATGAATCGGCTATTACTACTTGATTACCTACTACAGGGGAAGCTGGTAGAGTTACAGTAAAGGAACCAAGTGCTGTATTAGCTAAAACACCTTCGTTATTTTGAGTAGTATAAGTAGTGGATTTAGTAACATATGATAGACCACTGGCTGGAAGTGCTTTACTTGACCAAACATTACCATTACTTGTTAAAACGTTACCGTTAGAGCCTACTGCATATGTAATCGAGTTAATTGCAGCAACTAAGTTAGCGTTGGCCGAGGTACTTAAATTAGACAGAACCCCTAGCGTAATATTAATATTGGAAAAGTTATTATCCACTTCCGAATTAGTCAGAGGTGTACCTTTGACAGTAGACCCTGGACTAGAGATCGAATTAGCGGTTCTTAAGAGTATCGTTGCCATGTAATTACCTTACAGTATTCGTTTGAATATTTATTGTTTATTTATCTGTCTTAGATTGACTGATTAAAATACGAAGCATATCTTTGAGTTCACTCAGTTCTTGCTTCATATCTGACATCTCCGCCTGCAGGTTATCGGATGCCTGCGCACTTCTCTCAGCAATATTTCTTTGATTAATATAGTTCTGTCTTGCATTTTGATCAACAACCAAAATTGCTTTAGAATCGGGATCACGAAACAACGTTGGGTGATCCTTAACCTTCATTACTTGTCTGTTTATCATACCAGCATAATCGCTCTTAAGTTCTTACATTTTGGAATGTCAGCAGAATCATCAGAAAGAAGTACAATCTTAAACACAATAGATGTAAACTGAGTGATGTTATCTATTTGTTTTTCAACTTCAAAGAACTCACCGTTAAGTGATGTTGGAATAACTAAGCCAGATAATTCAACATATTCCTTTGTTGAAAGATCGGCAGACTCACCGACAGTTTTTACTTTATAGTAAACTTTAACATTAGCGTTTTCAGGCTTAGCAATATCAAGTCTCAAGTTAATAGAGGTAGATGGGTTAACTAAATCAACCTGTCTTGTAATGTACTTTGCTAAAGCAGAACCACCAGTTGCAGCTTCTTCAGCAATAAACGCCCTACCATTTGTAACCGTAATAACATTGGCCGCAGCAGCAGTAGTAATAGCCCCTGCAACTAAAATGTTAGCACCAGCATCTAATACATCTATTACTCTATATGAGGTACTATTTACCGATGAGTTAGCAACTGTAACCGTTGTACCTTTAACTATACCAGATACATTAGCCCTATCATTAGCAGCAACAATACTAATATAACCAGTTCCAGCTGAAACTCTTGTAAATGAAATATTACTATTTCTTGCAACTGTTACAATATCAGTGCTTAAATTTTCTGTTGCATAAGTTGGGTTATTGACCTGATTCCTAATAAACACAGCCGATAATTGCTCCATATCTATGATAGGTGAAAGGAAAGGCGTATTATTATCAAGAGTTATACGTAGTGTAAGCGGTCTTGCACCTGATAAGTTATTGGTAATATTTGTTGTACTTGGTAATACAGAAGTGGTATACAACTCTGATGCACTTGCACCATTAAGTACAGTAAATGATGATTGAGGGGTGTATCCTTTATCAACTGCCTTCACACTTACTCTTGCAGAGGTATCTGCGAACTGAAGTGAAGAAATAGCAGGGTAGACAGCATCGTATTGAAAATCGCGTTCAGCTACAATGCCATTACCACCAGCGCGAACTATAGTATTGCTGGTAGAAGCAGTAGGTAAAATAATAGTGTAAGAGTTAGATCTTACGTTGGATACTGCAAATTCTACATTATTAATTGTCTGAACATTAACACCGTATATATTACCGCTGTTATTTACAGCAATTGATGTACCATTTCCTGGAACGTTGTATAGTTTAACTGTAGAACCATTCACAAAACCATTATTTGAATGGAGTACTTTTAAAACTCGGCTACCTGGGTAGAATTCTAAAGGATCTGTATCAAGCAGGGCTAGTTGATAATCTTTTGCATCTACTTCAAAATCTACCGTAGCTGATGAAGTAGTAGAGAATACAGCGTTGTATATTTTAAATTTAAGATCTTGATTTGATTTGCTTCCCAAGAGGAAGCATTTTGTGATTTAAATAACACACCAACGAATGGTTGATCATTAATTACTCTACCAGTAGCAACATCGGTTTCACCAATTTGTGAAATCCATACTTTATAATTGATAGAACCGGTTAAAAGAACTAATGCATACTCACCGGGTTCTAGATAAACTAAACCATCAAATGCAAGATAAGTTGCAACAGAACCATCATCAGAAGTAGTAATTTCTTCAGGGCTTACTGCTCTACGAGAGAAAGGGATGACTTGTTGCGACGGTGAGCCATTTACCACAGTACGTAATTCAATATACATTGGAGCAGTTGTATCTGTATCATAGAAGAACAGATCTACACCGGTTAGTACAGTTGGATTACCGGAAATAATAAACGTTTGCGCTAAAGGATCTTGAGCCCAACAGGTTCTTGGAACATTTTGGCCATCAGGTGACGTAGCTGCTAAATTAGCAGTTGCACGATCAGGGTTATCATTAATAGCTGCTACAACTGAGCGAACGGAATCACCTCCCACACCCCAGTATGGGTTATTAGCAGTGATTGGCGGTATCTTATCATCGGCTAATAAAACCACAGCAAGTTGCGCGGCACTATATGCAGCTGCTTGATCAGTTGTGTATCCAAAATTAGTATACGTAGTCAGCGCGCCATTATTATAAAGATATTCTTGATTAACAGCTCCTGCCGCAGTAATTTCCTTAATTGCATTATAGGCACTAATAGCAGCAGCTTTATCGTCTTGTGAAAGCCCTGCAGCTCTAACCTCCCAATTATCGACTACGAATTTTCCATCACAACCTGTACCATCAGCGCTCATCAAACCAGCAAGCACGGTTTTACCCGCATCAGATATAGTGTTTACAGCGTTAGAAATAATATCAAAGTTACCCCTGGCAGCCCAGAATTCTGCGCCACCTTGGTCTGGTAACCTTCCAAATGAGGCACCATAAATTGCGTCAGCATAAGTTAGCCCCGGTCTGGATACTACTGGTGCTGTATAAACAGGAGGATCATAATAATCAACATATACTGGAGGCGGTACATAAGATGACGCTCTCTGATCAAATACAGCCTCTGCAGTTGTATAACCATTTCTAGTTGATACAATTTGATTTTGTAAAGTAGTTAATTGCCCTGATGTATTGAACTTAGCTTCGGCTGAGGTCTCACTATCTGCACCATTGGTTGGAGAATCAGTTAATCTAAAGACTTTTTCACCTGTTGAGAAGTTAAAGTGGGATGCATCATAGAAGAATGAACCGGAAACCGTACCGGTATGATCTGTATATACATTACCTTTATTAATAAGATAAGCGCCAAGGACTGCGTTAGCTTGTGCAGCAGCATTAGCTGTAAATGTACCGGTTACAAAATCTGTTACTTTATACTCATCAAAATACACTTGTACTTTAGTATTAGGCTTTAAACCTGTACCAGTAAACTTAATATTGATATCCCTCATTTTAGGAATAACAGTATTACTTAATACAACATCATTATTAGTTGTTGTATCGATAGTTTCTTTAACTTCGTAAGTTGTACCCTGTCTTTCGTCTACGTAACCACCACCGTAGTAGTTGGTCTGCCATGAACCCCAAACAGTACCATACTTACCTGTAGACTGGGCAGAAGCTAGCAACGTACTGTAGTTACCTTCTCTATCAATATGTATTTCAGGTAATTTTTCAGTATCAAACCAAACGTCAGACGGTGGATCTAATACAACAGATCCTGTAAATGAAATAACACTGAATGGGTTTATATTTTCAATTCTGGATGCTGCATTGCTTTGCACAAATACATTACTAGTATATGCCAGCGAGACTATATTACCCGTCATAGCGTAATTATTAGAGGTACGCTGTGCGGTGGTGGTTGCAATCTCTTTTAATCTTAAATTCGTTTGATTGTAAGAAGGTCTTAAAATACCTTTTTGGAAGTCCATAGATATTTTATAATCTGAATCTAATGGGTTACCAACTTTGTGACCTGTAAAATTATCTACAACGAAACCATTTTTAAATCTATCGAAACCTAAACTGTCTTTAATTTGATATAAAGAAGTATCGGTCTCTAATAAAGATAGGGTAGTATAGTATTCTAATGTCTTAATACGGCTTTCAAGTTTACCAATATCTCTCATTGTAAAGCGTCTGTTATCTATAACAGTAACATCAATATCTTTTTTAACATTAAACACATATGGCTTTTGAGCAAGCACAAACAACGCCATAGAGTTTTGCGGGGTCGCAGGCTCTTGAGGTGTGAGAGAGCTTACACCTTGAACTACTTGCATAGCTCCAGAAGAATTTAAAACTACTTTATCTGTTCTGGGTAAGTAATAACTATAATCAGTTAAAATATCAACTGTTTGATCTAAAAACTCAGATGGGCCTGTAAACGTTGTACCATTAGTATCGATTCTCGGTCTAAAATCTAAACAGTCTCTTAAATTATAAGTTTTAGAACCAGATGTAAATGTTGGTATATCGATATATTCAATATCACCGTATGAGTCTACAGAGAAAAAATCTCCACTTGAATGTGTAAAGTAACTAAATGTTACGCGAACCGGTCCGGTTGGTGCAGGTTGACCTGGTAGTAATTTAACACTTCCGAGATCGTAGTGAGAGGTCTTTTGCCCGTTATCTAAAGTATAACGTGAAGTTATATCTACAGAATTAGAAGTACTGAAAGCAGTTCCAAAAGCATTAGCTGACATTCTAACGTTAGATAGAACATAGATATCTGCTTGTCCTAATGAAAGAACAGTTGCAGTAGCTGTTGTATTACTTGTAAAGTCTATAGTAGACCCGCTAACAAGGGTCTTGGTCTTTTTATTTGCAGCAGAATTAGTCTTTGCGATAGTAGAAACAATACGAACATCGTGTGTCCCGTACCCGCTACCTAATGAGAAGGTAACAGTCTTACCTGTTGGTGATCCAGATCTAGTAACATTACCAGTTAAAGGAATATATGAACCATCTGATTTATCTACAACAATATAATTAGTTACAGAATAAGGCGCAAACACCTCATCTGTTCCGGCAGTAATAGCTACATTGCCCCCACTTAACGTTCTATCGTATACACGTCTTGTATAATAAGACGTTTCAGTATCTGTTGGATCGACAGTTTTAATTATAGGGTAAGGGAACTCAAACAAATAGGTTGCATCATTTTCTGATGGGTTATTTGTAATTACAGATGTATGCTTAGATGCGCTAATGCCAGAAATATTACCGATTAAATTAGCGCTTGCATATACAGTAGTATCACTTACAACATTACTAATAGCAGAAATATTACCATTAATAGTAATATAATCACCACTTCGAAGATCGGTATTAAATTTTGTACCAACACCAGTAATAACGTTACTTGCGTTAGTAGTTGTAACTGTACCTGTAATAGAAACTAGAGTTGGAATAACGTTGGCCGTTGAGTCAACAAACCCACTGTTGTTATAATAAATTTGTCTTACATCTTTATCAAAAGCATACCCTGTTAACATCTTAATGTTAAACAGGTAGGCCGAGTATGTGGCTGTCATACCGGAACCAGAAATGTAAGTAATAGCTCTAATTCTTGCAGTACCTACTTTTGTACCTGCAGGTGAACCTGGTGTAGCCGTATAACCGTTATATAAGTCTACTTCACTTAATGTTATTAAATCAGGTACAGAAAAAAGACCCGTTATAGTAACATAGCTACCTACTAAGGAAGAGATAGTGCTATTATTGACTGCTGTGAAGTCTCTTGCTTTCGGAATTGCAACATACTTGCTTTTTAAATTATCAATTTCATAACCTAAAACATAAGCTTTACCGGGTGATATTACACTAGCAAATAACTCGGCATTACCTCCAGAATTGGCTGTATATAAGCCATCTCTAATACTGGCAGCTGATGTTCTTAAGTGTTCAATATTCTCTAACCCGTATGGCTTAACTGTATAGTTACCTGACTCATCAAAAGTACGTCTTGCAAGTACATCTCCTAAAACGTTGTAATCAGAAGCGGACTTCTGATAAATCATAATACCGTTTTCTATTTTAGAAATCTCTACATAGTTATTATCAACGGTATCAGCCTCCGGTAAAGTTCTAGATTGAAGAGATAAGCTAATAGAATATCGATCAGCCCCTGGTGCAAAATAGTTATTTGAACCTGCTGCAGGATCTAATAAAGTCTCATTATCATCAGAAGTAAGAATACTTTCTGTAACTAAAAAGCCGACTGATTTTGATGGAGTATCACTGTACTTAGAAACAATATGAGTTTCATCTCCAAAGTATACAAAATTATTCTTGCAAAAAATAACGCCAGCTGCAATTGAAAACGCAACACCCTTACCTGTAGCTGAGGCAGCAGCAGCTTGCAATACAGCGGTACTATTTGCACCATATGTAAAAGTTAATAACTCACCGGCTGCAAATACTGCTGTTGTTTTATCAGTACCTGAACTAGTATACTTTACATAAATTGTAGATGGGTCACCGCTTTCAGACACAGTATGGTTAACAACTCGAGCTGTAACACCGGTTGTTTGACCTACAACAGTACCGCCTACTAAGTCTGCTAAAATATCATCAGAAACTACACCGTTAAAACTATCAGTAAGTTTTACAAAGTTATAAAAGTTATCAAATATTTGCTGACCGGGTATTACAATTGCACCCTCTTTAAATACGTTCTGACCAAATCTAGCGATTTGATTTTGTAAGGTAGTCTGTAGTTGTGTTAACTCTCGGGCTTGGACAGCACGACCGGGTTTAAAAAGAATACGGTAAAATTCTTTACTTTCACTGAAGTCATCGTAGTACGGATCGGTGTTAAAATTAATCGCCATCTCTTACCTGTTATAATTTGATTACTGTTCTTAATGTAACTAGTTGCTGAGCGCTATAGCTAACAGCTGTTCTGTTATCGATGTATAGCATGTCTCCACTAAATTTATTTATAGTAGGTTCCGCATTGATTGTATCAATAGTATATTCTGTATCTGTAATTGTATCTAACAAAACATCACCTACAGCTAAATCATGAGTATCTTTGTACATTAATAGTATTTGATTGGTAGCACCAATCACTTCAACTACTTCCAAATTAAGAGTTGAATTACCCATGCTATGCTGGAGAAGAGTATCTGCTGCTAACCCACTTACTGTATCGAGGGTTAGTAAATAGCAAGCACTACCTGAAATATTGGCAAATGCTCTACCACTATTTGCTGGGGGAGCATAGTCTTGTTCTGAACCATATACTTTAACGTCTTTAATAATACCGAATTGTCTGTAGTCGTTACTAACTGTAACGCCTTGGTTCTTTTCATTATTTATAGTTGACGTTAGCATCAAAGTATCAGCAAGGAGTTCTCTAACTGAGTCACTGCCATGCCCACCGTAAGGGGATATAATTGCAGAAACGTTAGCATTTGATCCATTGCCTGTAATTACAACGTTGGCATAGTTATAGCCAGAACCTGGTGATGTTACAGAGATATAACTAATTGTATTATTTACAAGGACCGGTTGACCAACAAAGCCGTCTCCGTCTCCAGTAATTACAACGTTAGCGTATGTATAACCAGAACCAACGTTGCTTACTCGAAATGCATGAATACCACCTCTAATTGCAGAAAGTTCAACAATTGTCTGTAAGGTATCTAAATCGTCAACAGAAAGATTAGCATGGGCTAAAGCGCCTGTACCCGTAGCACTTGCAAAGGAAATATCTAAACTAGTATAACCTATACCTCTCTCTTCAATAATTATATCTTCTACTTCACCGGCAGCGTTAATGAACGGGGTTGCTACAAACCCAGTACCGTCACCTATAGCAGAAATAGTTGTTTGAATGTTAGAACTGTACCCTGTACCTTCATCTTCAATAAGAACCGAATGAATAGCTCCATTGCGTAGAACAGGAGTTAAGACAGCAGAAGTTGCATAGTACAAATTGGCTGATGCATTAGATGTTGGCTGAGTATTACCAGTAGTAGATATTGTTATTGTAGTGTTCGCAATAACGTTAGTATTATACCCTGTACCTTTATTCGTAATAACGATATCGACAAGAGAGTTACTACTGAATATTAAATTGGCAAATGCATTGGCAGTAGGTTGAATAGCACCGGTAGTTACTATTGTTGCAGTTGTATTAGCAACGGCTGCTGTTGTGTATCCTGCACCAGGGTTATAAATTCTAACATTGCTTATATTTTTAAGAAGGCTGGTACCCTTACCAGATGCATCGGCAATATTAATTGTTGCAGTTTTATAATTAGCGCCTGCATCCTTAATAATTACATCAATGAATTCACCAGAGGTATTAAATACGGGAGTTAAATTTGCAATTGAATTACCAGTACGGCCTAAAAATTGACCTTGAACGGTAAGCGTCACATCGGCATTACCACTGTAACCTGAACCCGGGCTATCAATAGTAATACTACCAATTTCACCTTTAGAGTAATACGCATTTGTAACCGCTTTTTGAACTGGCATAAAGTCTACAGTTAAAAATCGATTTTGAGATGAAAGAGGGATTGTGTATAAGTACTTCCAAACATAACCATCAGTTGTAGTGATAGTCGTTATGTCTTGACCAGAAGGCTCTTCAGTAGATGCTGCCCCGTTATTGTTAGAGATACACTTATAAACACCAAAAGAGGTAGTCAATACATAAAAGTTAGCATCTTTAAGTCTTGTAGCTCCGCTTGAAGAGGTAAAACTTGTACTGTAGTTATTATCGTACTGATCATACACAGTACCAGTCACCCAGTTTACTCTAGGGATTACATAAGAAATATCTCTAAAATTTATCTTCTTTACGCTTAAAATACCATTACGAGTATAACGTTCGTAATCACCAGTAGCTTCAGGTACACCTGGATTTTGAGGATCAGCCCAGTCCAATACATTACCTATAAAGTAATAGTAATTAGATCGGCGAGATAAAATTTCGTTATACACCGTCTCCACCAGTGAATGGTGGATGGCATCTTTTAAAAGGAAGGCCATGTTATGCTACAGTAACGTTCCAGGTAATAATAACAGTGTCACTAGCAGTCTTGGTTACTATACCAAATACAGTTCGGCAGAGTAGATTCCCGCTAGAGGAAGCGTTTAAGATTCCAGCTTCCGTAAGTGCACCTGTACCCGTTCCTGCGGGGAAGGTAGCAATATAGGTAATAGTATTAGCGGCACGAGTTGTTGAGTCAAGAGCAACACGTCCTAACTCTGTACCGAGAGTAGTTTGAGAAGTTGTCGCTGCTGTATTAGAAGAGCCAACAGCCATGTGACTCATAATTGCTAACGAGTTACCTACCAAGCGGGAAGCAATGACATCTTTACCCACAGCAACAACTAAGTTTTTAACTTGTCTATAGTCTTTTTGAAGACCGTTCTCATCTAGAAGTATGACCTCTAAATTACCTTTTACGTTTATTGATTCTGTAAACATTAATTTTCCTTAAATTACCGTGACGGGCGGAGATGATGTGTAGAGCTCTAGGAAGTATGTAATATCAGAATAGTCTGAAATATACATTGTACCAGAGACTGATTCTGTAAACGACACCGTGCTATCTGTATTATTTATAGTGGTAGAGAACGTCTTAGCTACTGCGTCAGATTGATTTACCGTATCTGTATCAAGTGTTTTATAACTGACTTTTGATAGATTCTCAAGTACTGCAAATACACTGTTCAATTCAGATTGAACATTCTTTCTACTTTGAACACTAATTGCTGCTGATAAATCGGCCGTTGTAGAAAGTACACGGTTAACAAATAAATTGGTACCAGCTTGGTGAATAAGTTTCTTGACTATATCATAGAATACGCTAATATCTAATTCTGATACAACTTGGTAGGCAAATGGTTGGTACAGTTCATCATCTTGAAGCCTATTATCAGGTTCGGATAAAAAGCCTTGGGTTGAAGTATACTCCCCGGGGTACCTTGCAATAGGACCAATATTGAATGATAAAACAGCATCATTAGGATTCTCTGTACCTGCAGTTGTTACAGAGGTTAATAACTGAGAAGTTAGATTTTGACTTACAAGGTCATCACCGGTGTAGTCATACGGGCTGATATAATCAGAGTCAAAATACCTATTAGCACTTAGTATTGAATGAGGTCTTAAGACGGTTATAACTTCAGAGAAACCACCACTTGTTGTAGATAGGTATTTGGTTCGAGCTGAAACACCACCGGTGTTTGAAAGATTAATAGAAATACTCTCATTAAAACCAAAGCCATAACTTAGTATTTTTAGTCTCTCAATGGTACCGCTGCTACTAACTTTTGTAACTCTAACTAGAGTGTTTAAGCCACCAGCAATTGCAAGGGTAAAGACTTGACCAGGTAAAAAGTTATTACCACCAGATATAATACTCCACGTTGTTAATGTAGGTTGCAATATTCCTGTAAATATAACACTGGTATCGTTACTTATCGATATTGTATCGTTTATTTCAAAAGGAACAGGGTAAGGGGCATGAAAGAATATCTCATACAAATTAGTATCTAATGTCTTTACTCTTAGTACTTCTGCTGTATACTTAACACGATTTTTAGTAAATGTAATAAAACGGTCTTTAATATCACCTACACTACCAGTTGTTCTACGTACACGAAGAGAATTTCGCTGATTCCATTTCCCATCAGAAGGTCTTAATACTGAGTCGTACGGGTGTCTAGTTAAGGCAGCTGTATCGTATAGAATCTTAAATAGGGTTTCTATAGATAAAGAGCCGCCTTTGGCAGCGTAAAGACCTTTAATTCTTTTTATTAAAAGCCCTTTATCAACTAATAAACTTTGAGGTAAGTCTTTCGCATAATTATTTAAAAAATAATTTACAAAGGAATCTGCAGTCTGGTCGATATCGCTGTACTGTCTTGCGTTTTGTACCAGCTCTAATGCGTTTTGATCTTGTTCTAAAAATTGATAGTAGTATTCTAGAAAAGCAACAAACGTAGTATAATCAGACCTGATAAATTCAGGTAACTGGCTGTTAACCAGTTGCGATACTTTTTCTTTAATTCGTGTTGTAGACATATTAAACTGATGCAGTAACTGTTACATTTGTGCCGGCTACTAATCCACCGATTTTATTTGTAGTGGTTGTCATCTTGAACAATTATTTAATTCTAGAGACTGACAGATTATAACTTGTCTCTTGAATGCTTCCTGTAATTCTAATATCCGAGGTACCTGCAGGGAGCCCTGTTGGGGTAATACTTGTAATGCTTACAATACCTGTACCGTAGTTTATTGTGCCAACATTTGTTGCTATGATAACACCTGTAGTAGAATTAACAAGACGTAGTGTACCAGTACCTGTATCACTCGAAGGTGTTGTATCTGGAAGATCGGTAATTTTTACTAATGTTGTAACACCGTTAACAGTTATAAAGAAGAAGCTGGAAGATAGAGTACCTGGTTTAATAGCATTTCTAAACTTAATCGATGTATCGCCACTGAAGACATTGATCGTATTCAATGTAGGTAGTAATCTTCTCTGTAGCTTTACAGATAATAACGCGCTTGTAATAGAATTATTTTTAGATAGAATGGCGTTAATTAATGTTGAATGGGTATAATTCTTATTAAATTTCTGTAAACTGGTTGAAAAATATGCTGTAATAGCATCGTTAACTTGAGTTTTAATTTGTTCTGATGATAGGGTAGTAGCGGAAGAATTATAAATCACATCCGCATTTATGCCTACATGGAAGTAAACTGGGTCTACAAAAACAGGAGTAACGGTAATGGCTTGTTTAGATTTTAAAATATTATTAGCAATAGATTCTTTTGCTGCATCAGAAATTGTAAATCCAGTGAACGGTTTAAGTGATATTACTACTCTTCCGTAATAAGGTGGATCATTATCCTCACCCCCCCATACAGATACCGATTCAGCTCCTGCATAATTAGATAAGATTAAAGCCTCGTAGTCAGCAGCTGTAACTGCTCTATTTTTAGATGCGTTAACCCTCGGTGCATTAAATTTAATCGATGTAATGCTTTCAGCATCTGCACCACCGGTTGAATTACTATTAACAGCAATGGCAATATTACTTGAACCACCGATAGTAGTTCCTGCTGTAAACAATTGAGTTACAGTACTAGATACATTAACAGCTGAACCCGTAGCTATCATGTATTGAATTGTAACAATGTTACCAGCCGTTAGACTCTTACCTATAATCCCATCACCAAAATATATTTGATAATTACCCTGTGAGTTTTGTTCTAAAAAATATACCTTAGATGTAGTGTCTAAACCTGTTATGTCAGTAGTCAACGTATACGTTGTAGTTGTGGTATCAGAGGATGACGTCTGAACACTTACCAATATTGTTGTAGTATCAACAGCAGGATTTGGTATTTCATATTTACTACTAGGTGTTGTATCTGATACAACGTAGCTATAGCTTAACAATGTACCTTCGGTTACATCAACGTCTGAAAAAGTATAAGTTGTGCCGACTCTTAAAGCAGTCTTTGCTTCGGTAGTTAAGAATGTATACGGAACCCCATCAACCGTAGACGTGAAAGGGGTATAGCGATCCATTGTGAGAGCTGCAGGGAGGTTGGATGGATTGGTCACAACAATATCTAAATTTGCAACAGAACCTCTTGTTGACACAGGTGTATAACCTAGATGCTTAGCAATAGATACAGCAGATGATCTTTTAACTGCCGAGTCTAAAAACATTTCATTAACTACCATATTTGCTAGATAAGCATTATAGTGGGTGTTGTAAGCCAGGACGTCTAATAGAGTAGAAAGACCTGAACCCTCAAAATCATAGTCTGTAAATTCAGACTGAGCCTGCAAGAATGTTTTTAGGTTGGTCTTGATCTGATCAAAATCAAGTTCTGAGATTCTTAAGTTAGACATTATCTTACTCTTGTTATTAGTGTTGTTAAAGTAATGGGTCTATCAGAGTTATTAAGTCTAAAAATTATGTCGCAAACAATTTCATTATTATCTGCTTTTTCACGCAGTTTAACTTCTAATATCGTTACTCTTGGCTCAAACTTATTAATTGTATCAAAGATAGTCTTCTTCATAACCTGTGCAGTCACAGGGTTAAAGTTCTCAAATAAAAGACCATGGATCTGACAGCCAATTTCAGGATGAAAGGGACGCTCATAATGTCTCGTAGAAATTAAGTTTCTAAGAGATTGCTTAACAGCTTCCTCATCATTCTTTCTCGCTACATCACCAGTTACAGGGTGAGAAGAGAAAAGAAGATTAAAATCTGAATATTGTCTGGTATTTCGTGTAGCCATGTTTATATTTATACCTTATCCCGCAAAGACATTTGGAGAACCTTGTGCGCTTGCATCTCCATCTGCTATATCGTCCCCAATTCTAGTAACAGGCTTACTCTCAACAAATACTGTACTGCTTCCTCCTGTTATAACTCGATCGGCGCCTTCAACGTGTGGAGGACTTTTGGGTTTAACGTGAGTAGCAAAACTACCGCCTTGTACAGCAACTAAAATTCCGTTAGCATAAACTGTGCTGTTATTTGGAATAGTAACTGCAGAAGGGGGATAGCCTTCGTGCCCTGTTGACAGATCTCCTACTCTAGTTACCGCCGGCATATTGTGCTGCTACCTTTGCTTTTAATGCGTTTTTACCTGCTGTCCAATCATTTAATAATCTTTTTAAAACTGTATATTCGACAGTAACTGGTACTAAAAATTCATCTAAGTAAACCACTGTAATTTTATATGTTGTAAATACATACTTCATAAATGATGGTTTATACAAATATATTTCTGCATTTTGAGATGGTACATCTCCAAAACTCGTAACAGTAACACTTATATTACTGTTATTGTGATCTATATATTTCATATACTTATCACTAAAAATACCATCCATTGTACCTGTAAAAGTTATGAGGGTAGGGGATGCAGAGATACTTATACCACCAAATGTGTTAGTGGGAGCGTTAAATGCTTCGTATGTAATATTTAAAGTACTATTACCCGAAACACTGCTTTGAGCGGTATTAATTGTTGATGAAGTACTCGAGGTTACAGAAGAGCTGACTATTGATGCATAAGGAGTCGGCGTAACAGTTATAGTATCTGTATAGATAACACCCTCAAGAGCGCCATTAGGAAATGTATATTCCTCTGTAACACCGTCTAATCCAACATACGGGTCAGAAATTCCTCCAGAACTTGAAAGGGTTATTGCCATTATGCTAGCTGAGTCAGACCCTGAGAGTGAGTTTTATGGTTGAAGAATGTTAGTACCTGACTTCTATTCTTAACAGAATAAGATACATGTATCCAAGGGTTGTTTGTATAGTTACAGTACTCTAAAATTAACTGATCGTACTTAAGTACCTTGGCTAATTTAACTGCAATATCGTAATATTCTTTTTTAGTAATACCTTTGAACTGAATATCAACCCCTTGCCCTAATGGGTGTTGGGAGGTCTTAGCATTAGAACTATTACCGGGGTCTCTAAATGCAGAAGTAACAAACATATTAGGATAAATCTTCTTAACAGGTTCTAAGATGTTAAGAGCAACTGCTTGAAGATTAAAAACAATTTCTCCGTACGTTGCACCTGTATGACCACGAATTGGGTCTCTTGAAACTGCAGCTTTACTTGATAACATCTCAACAGTAAAGTTAGGTGATAAATTATAATTACCTGGTAGTTGAGTTACGGACTTCAACTTAGGATCTGGTTCAACAAAATTACCTTGCTCAGATTGTACTGATGCACTATCTGTAGCTATCGGGGTTTCATTTAAGTCTGCTGCATTAGCAAAACCCTCACTTATAATTAAATTCTTTTGGGTATTGAAATCATCAGAAGTTTGAGTCTCTTCTTCTAATTCAATGGATCTACTATCAGCAAGGGAAAGCACTAAAGGATCATCTTTATCGTTACTAGAAATATCTTTACGACCAGACATAATACCGATATTTGAAATACCTGCTAATACGGCTGCTTCACTAGGTTCAGCGACTTCTGCATCTACTGAGTTACCAGAATTTAAATGTACAGCGCTACCATCGGCACTAAATTCACCACCGGCTTGATTACTAATTGCACCACCTGCCTGGTTATTTAACCCACCGCCAGCGTTTATATTAATATCAGTATCAGACTCTACAAAGATACCTTCGTTAGATTTAATATGAATATTATCTGCCTGGTTATAGTTAGTAGTAGCATTTTGAAATACATCTACAGAATCGATATGTACGTTTGCATTTGCAGACATATTTACACTGTAAGTAGAATGAAGATTAAGTTGAACATTAGAACTTAAATTCATTTGGTTGTAAGCCTGTATATTAACATTGCTACTTGTAATGTTAACTTCTTCTGTTGCAGAAAGGTTCAAAGTACCTCCTGCCATAGCAGTAATATCATTATGACACGTTAGGTTTACATCGCCTTCGACTTCGATGTTTGCATCATTACCAACAAAGATATTACAAGCACCGTTAACAGAAATGTCTGCGCGGCCTGCGATAGATATTTTTCCATTTCGATCAATAATTTCATATGAGGAACCTTTCGTTCTCTTTACCATGGATCCATTTGCATCAATTTCTACATAGGTACCAGACTTATGATATATGTGAATTCGTTCGGAGCCAGGTGTATCATCCATCTCGATAATATGACCGGATTCAGTCTGGGTTACTTTATTGTAAGGATATGCTCCCCGGAAAGCTGATTCAGGTTCATCCCAAGCTTCACCACCCGGTAACTTGGCTCCTAACATTCGGTTATTATTTTTTTCTTGAACTACCGTACCTCTAACATCACCCTGTGCAAGTTTATTAGTCTCAGAAATCCCAGCATATTCTTTTGTAGGGTAATTTGCATTAGGGTCTGTAAAGCCTTTATCTAATACTTCTAGCTTCTCAGCATTCGTTGTTGAATTAATATCAAAACTTTTGGCTTCTGTTAGTGCACTATTAGCAGCACTAGATACAAATACCTCATCTGTTTTAGCTAATGCCTCTTCAGGGGATAACGAGCTGTAAAATGACTCAATACTGTTAGAAGTTATTTTAGGTAATTGACCTTTATTGAAAATAGAATCAGTAAAGCTATTAACAGCAGTAGAGATTGTTTTACCAACAGTCGGTGTAATACCTTGTATCAGGCTTGCAGCTAAATTATCAAAATTAATAATACCTAATTTATCAGTAGGTAATGAGAGTCTTAATTGAGACTGTAGTTTAGATACAATCTTATCCGTTGTTTGTAGTAGTAATTGCTGTTGAATAATACCATCAATGTTATTACTAATTTGAGCTGGACTGTTATTACTGTTAGTAATGTTAACAGGGTTAACTGACCCAATAATATTTTTAGGTATATCAGTAAGTTGTTTGTTTGAGCTCAAGGTAACTTGCTTAACAATATCAACAGCCCCAACCTCGGCCACTCTTGATATTATAGCTCTTAGAACAGGGCTAGGAATGTTAAGGTTAAGAGCAATAATCTTGTTAAAGATATTGTTCTCAAGTACCCCTTGAATTTGTTTTGTAATTAGTGGATCCATTATTTAATTAAACTCAGTAAGGCTTGTTTCTCGGATTGGTAGCGTGATTTAACCCCAGCTCTAATAGAGTCTGAGCTGGATTTAAATAACGTATCTACATTGTTAATTTTCCATTCACTGACTAAGGTAACAATATCTTTATCTGTTAAAGTACTTTTACCTCTTAATGTTTCAGTAAATGCTCTAGTATTAGCAGGACCAAATTGTACGGCACCTGACCAGATTAAATCTTGCACAGCAGGACCGTATTTTATCATATCTAAGCCCTGACGTTGTAGGTTAGCTATAGCAACGTCATAATACTTTTTCTGAATATAATCGTGTTGTTCTTTTTTAAACGCTTCTTTGAAAGTGCTTGCAATCTCTGTCCACTTAGCATCAAAGGCGGCTGTGGCGGGCTCTAACCCTGCAAATTTATCTTTGAACTTAGAAGTATTTAAAAACTGAATTACAGGTGAATTTTTAGCCGAAGGTCTTGCTTTACCGGTAGTCATTATAGCAGGAAGGAAAGAGGCTAACTGATATGTTCCATAAGATGCCCCTCCAAGGTCACCCCCGGCAGCACCACTGTATGCATTAATGGTACCCGCCCCCTTGCCACCTGATTCATACTTTTCAGATGTCTGACCTAACTCCCATCCTTCCACAGAAGGGGTACCTGCGCGAACTGGTTCACCTTGGCCGTCTACTACTGGATTACCAGAGCTATCTTTAAGAACTCCGTCGTTAGGATTAGTTACAGATGGTGTTTCTTCTTGTACAGAAAACGCTTTCTTAGCCGCTTTAGTTGCAATGGTTCCAAAGATAGCAGGTTGCTGCATATCTTCACCGTCGAGGAAGAACCCAATAACCCAGGTACCTTCAACAGGACCTAGTGGGGATGAACCAATACCAGAAATTGCAGCTGAGGTAATTGGCTGTATAGGTGTTGCCCAGGGTAGATCTTTAGTTGGTAGAATTATCTTACTATCGGTATGATAACCGTAAATACGTACCCTGCATCGACCCATCTTTTCAGGATCCATGCGATCCTCTACAACACCAATCCACCAATTAAACCCATCTTTGTTAAAAATTCTCTGCATAATTAAGCCTTATAGGTACTTTCTTTATCAACGTATAACGAATCTTTAATAACTTCCATTGTCATAGAGTGCTCAAGTTTATTTACTTTATGATGAATGGCTGTAATAATATAAAAACCTGAATATAATTTATCTTGAGCGGACGAACCTGAATCTGTTTCATCTTTTGCGCCCATGGACGGGTATTCAAAATATATTATTCTACCAACCTCTGCATCTGTTCTACCTGGTACAGTCATATTCATTTTTATGTTAGTTAATTCTAACATACTAGATAAACGATTACCGTATATCTCACCCATCTTCTCACTTATGTTGTCTGGGTAATCATTAAATAGTTTTGGATTCTTTGGATAAAAACTTATATTAGTTGCAAAGTTTCTAAATGTATCTTTATTGAATACAGGTTTAGCTTCTTCTCCTTTTCCAGAAGAATGAAATTGCTTTTCGTAATTTAATGTATGATCATAGTCAATGAGTTGATATTCTTTATTAAAAACGTCTAGATATACTAACCTATTTCCTAGATACCCATTAGTATAGTTTTTAATGTAGTCTGTGGTCTCAACCATTTCTACCTCTTTAGCTAAAAACATTTCTCTACTTACATTTTGAGATGATTGGTCTTCACGAACATTGGATGCAGAGATTAAGTATCTACCCAGGTAATTTTTATTTTCATGTGCATCTCTAAACAAATTTTCTAACGTACCAAAATAAAAGTTTTTGCTTGACTCAAAAAATATAAAGTTTTTAGCAACACCATCTTTAGGTATAGCTTTAGAGGCTAACCAATTTATGCATTTAAGCGGCGACCAACCAGGTGATATAAATTTTATCTTATTTGATGCTTCGTTTATAACAATTAATTCTGTTGGCTTAAGGTCTTCTTTAATTTCATTATTTGTTTCTGATACATTAAAATTACGAGAAGTAGCTAGGAAGTCAGAAAAAATTCTTCCTGCAATATCAGTTACTGTTCCCTCAAATGGGGCAAATAATGGTAGTGAGACATCGTAAAAAAACTCTATGGAAATAAAATGTAGAACAAAGTTTTGTGTATTTTTATCTCTTACAATGGTTCTATCTGATAGTTTAAATACTCTAAATGTTTTTTCAATAATTTCAGAATCTGGAAATGAAGGGGTTCTTAGTTTGACATTAAGAAATTCTTCACCGTGGATATTATACTTGTCAATTAAATTTCTACTATCCGTTAACACCAGGTTACCGTGAAGATAATTCTTAAACAAGTCTTCATATAAATTCAACTCAACAATAAATTCAGATAAATCAATTACCTCATCACTCGAATTAATAAGTTTGAGTTGTTCAATTCGTACTTCACCAGCACGTTGAAGACCTTGTTCACCAATCATTATTCACCTAACTTCTTTTTAAAGTCATTTACAACTGCATCTACATAAGAGGCTTTTAATATTTTAATTCTACGTTTGGATTCATTAATTTCATCTTCAAAGGTAAAATTAGTAACGGGAGTTCCAGATAGGATTACTGTGCTGGTAATATTAGCTCTGTTGCTGGTATTAGAAGACTTTAATATCTGATCACCAGTTTTAAACCCACCCGCTGTAATAGTTACCCTTACATTAGAACTACTATTTTTTTGGGTAATATAACCAACCCCGTTATTTGTGTTATTGGTAATTACATCATTAACGCTAAAATTGGTAAATGCATTTGAAGATAAAATATAAGCATTACCATTGGTGTAATTGCCATTGGCATCTTCAAAATGATGGGTAGCATTTACATCGGTATATTTACCTGCAACCTGTCTATTAAGATTGTTAGTATCTAAAGGCCAGTCAAATCGCGGGTCAATAATTTCATTGTAGTGTAACACTAACCAGTGAAGCTCGGAATTATTGTAGAACTTATCAGCAACAAGTTCAGGTGTCTCACCGTCTTTAATATCATACTCATCAAAAAGACCTAGATTATTTTTTACTTCATCA